GATGGCCATTCTGTATTACAGGGCACTTGGAAAAACAAGCAACAACGAGTCGTAGATGCCGCCTTAGACGCATACACGTGGGCTCTAAGCAATGGTATTGCTAAAGAGCAGGCAAGAGTAGTACTACCGGAAGGAAACACACTAAGCAGGCTGTATGTTAATGGTACATTGCGTAGTTGGATACATTATATTGAATTACGTGGTGCTAACGGAACACAATTAGAGCACATGGAATTAGCTCATGCTGTAGCAGATGCTATTACAGAAATCTTTCCTATTGCAGAAGAGTTCAAAAATAAAAAGATATGAAGAAGAAAGAAGAAATGTTAGTAATCACAATGGAAGAATGTGGTGAACTAATACAAGCATGTAGTAAGATGTTACGTTTTGCCGAGCCACAGGATACTGTACAACTTATAGAAGAAATAGGCGATGTGTTATGTATGATTAACATATTAAAAGATGGCCTACTACTTGATGATAAGTTAATACAAGAACGTATAGAAGTTAAGAAACAAAAACTAATGAAGTGGAGTTTACTGTATAAATGAAAATTGATTTTGATGTAGACATTGATATGGCTAATAGAGATGACTTTTTAAAGTTAGTCAATTGCACCCCTGCAAGTATTGTTAATGACAAGGGCATGTACAGTAAGCATAATACTGGTGTTTACTTTCAAAATATTAATACTTTCCCTCTTGAAGGCTATAGTGCAATTGAGCATAAACAAGCAGAAGAAGACGGTTGGTTCAAAGTAGATATTTTAAATAATCATGTATATAAAGGTATTAGAAATGAGGCGCACTTGGATAAGTTGGTTGCTACAGTACCTATGTGGGAATTGTTTGGACACAGAGAAATAGTTGAAGAGTTATTTCATATCAACAAGCATTATGAAATTGTAAAACAGCACCAGCCTACAAGTATAGAACAACTTGCAATGATACTTGCAATGATTAGACCTGGTAAAAGATACTTAGTTGGAAAAAGTTGGGAACAGATTGAAAAAGAAGTTTGGGTTAAAACAGACGAATACTTTTTTAAGCATAGTCATGCAATAGGATATGCATTAGCAATTGTTGTACAGTTAAATCTTATATGCGAAAGTTAGTCTGACTTACGAACTAATTGCACACCACGTCGTTTAATCCTTTTGCGAATTAAGTTTTGCAACGAAGTCATTGGCCCAAACAATACTTCGACATCTTTCATAATAAATGTTCTTAAATAAGGTCTAAAAGGTTTCATTTCAACATGAAGAAACACGTCAATAGGTAATTGTCTGTTAGATTCCCACCACCATGTCTCACCATAATGAAGTATGGCTTTTTTAAGTAATTCGGTAGGGATATTATCTAAATCGTAAAATGTGCAAATGGTATTATCATAGTTTACTACAATACCAACATAATCATTGCCAGCATAACTAAGGCCGGTTAGGTATGGGAATTTCTCTTCGGTTAGTTTGATTAAGTCTTTTTTATTGTCCACGTATCTATTTACCTAAGGATGTGATAAATACTGTAATATAAAGAGTTTAAAATTATGAGCTACGGCGACCACAAACTATATCTTTACGAAGATGCAATTGACTTAGTAATAACCACTGAGGGAATTTATACGGATAACAGACCTATGAACAATAGAAATTTAACGGCCCACAAAGGCTTAACAAACGATTTAATGTTTAACATTAGAGATAGAGACAGAAAGCTACAAAATGTTTTCTCCGACCAGTTGTACGGGTACCTTATTGATCCAACAACTAAAAGAAGGATTCTTAAAAAGTTGTTAGAGCACACAAGTAATGTCGGACAGGTAAAACTTGTTCTTAATGATGGCGACTTAAAAACTGTTAATGCAGGATTATACACGATGTATATAGCAAGAACAACTGCTGATAGTATCGATCGTCCAGTATACACAAATCAAAATAGCGATATTCAGTTTCAGATTAACATCACAGAACAAATTGACCAAACGCCAATTCCGACACAAACAGCAAACACATTTACGCAAGTTGCGGCCACACCAAGTGATACTGCAAATATTTTTACATCAAGTGCATTCTTTGGTAATCAGGATAGAAACTTTTCATCCGGGTTACATAGCATTGCAATACACCCAACTACATACACTGGTAATATTGACGTACAAGCAAGTTGTATTGCAACATCACCTGATAGCGATGACGTTAGCACTGATTGGTTTACTATTGATGCAAACATTGCCTTAAGTGCCAGCAGTACTACAGTTTATAAATCTTATACATTAAATGCTAACTGGTTAAGAGTATTGCATAAGCCTGCAGTTGGTAATTCTGGCACTATTGACTTAATTGAAGTAAGAAATTAGTTGACTTTCTAACATTTATCCTGTATAATTAGTACATGGATATAGACTTTCTTATTGAGCGAGTGCATCGCCTCCTATTAGACAACCTGCCTGTGAGAACAAGCAAAACTCCAAGTGGCTGGGTTACTATGAATTGCCCTATGTGTAATGATAGAAGAAAGAGAGGCGGGGTTATATGCAGTGGTGCTAAAATTAGTTATAATTGTTTTAATTGTAATTTTAAAACAGGCTGGGCACCAAATCCAACATTAGGCAAAAAGTATAAAGAGCTTGTAGAAAAGTTAGGTGTTGATACAAAAGAAGTACACCAAATACAAATAGAGTTATTAAAACATAGCGAAGAACTTGAAGTAGAAGAAACGTCAGACTATGTTTATAATGTTTCAAAATTTAATACAGAGGTATTACCAGAATCTACTATTGCAGTTGATGACCTGCCCGAAACACACCCAGTTAGGCAATATGCTATTGAGAGAGGATTATTAGGTCTATATCCATTGCTGTACTTTAATGAAAGTTTATACAAGCAACGACTTATAGTTCCTTTCTCATACAATGGCGAATTAGTAGGCTGGACAGGTAGACATATTAATCCACCTGATAAAACAACACCTAAGTACTTACATAAAATGCAACCAGGTTATGTATTTAATGTTGATAGATTTGCAGACAGTAAAAGAGAAATAGTAATTGTTGTTGAAGGAGTGTTTGATGCTATTATGATAGACGGCATTGCTGTACAAGGCAATCATGTTACAGCCGAACAGGCACATTTAATTAACAAATTAAATAAAAGAGTAATAGTATGTCCGGACAGAGACAACGCAGGTAAAGAGTTTATTGAACAAGCATTAACACTCGATTGGGAAGTAAGTTTCCCGCCATGGCATACTGATATTAAAGATGCCGCAGATGCTGTTTTAAAATACGGAAGGTTAGCAACAGTTAGTAGCATTATACAACATGCAACTGGCAATCAATTAAAAGCAAGAGTAAAGGCTAAAATGTTATGAGAGAAAAGTTAAAGCATTGGAAAAATGTATGTAAGTTACATTGGAAAGAAATTGTAACATTGTCTATTGCTTTGCATTGGATAGTAGACTTGTTTATTATAGGTCCTATCTTTATTGCAATAGGATGGTTTTTAGGAATACATTTTGGACATGGACATTAAATGAAATTATATATAAACGGATGCAGTTTTACAGCCGGTGAGGCGTACAAATTTAGACCTTTTTGGCCATCGTTTTTTGAACAAGAACATGAGATAGTACAGAACGACTCATACCCAGGTTGTTCCAACCATAGAATAATTAGACGTACTATTGATTTTATTAACATGCAAGATAATCCAGAAGAGTTAGTATACGTTGTACAATTAACAAACTGCGAACGCAGTGAATGGTACGATGAAGACAAGGATATTTGGATAGGCAGTTTGCGTGATCTGGCAAATTTTGATGATAAGTGGCGTGACAGACCATGGGCCAGTAATGCAGGTCATCACAATGATGCAAAGCCGTACGAAGATTTGCAAAAACAATATTTTAGTGTTGCATATAAGCATCAAAGTTTAGAAAAATCTATGTTAAGTACAATGGAACAGGTTATATTACTGCAATCAGTATTTAAACAAAATAATATTGACAAGTATGTAATTATTCCTATGAGCGAAACAGCAGACCCAAGGAACTATACCCCTAACGATTCTAATGCAACTTATTATAACGAAATGCTAAACACAATAGATCTTACACATTTTACTGATGATGTAATTAGTAAAATAGCTAAAGGGTTAGAGGTTAGTATGGAAAATTTCCATCCAAATCGTGCCGGCCATGAAACTATTTATAGATATATATTAAACGTGCTGAAGGAAAGAACATATGACTGATATTACAAATTACAACGACGAAACACAGGAACTTTTTTTAAGATTCTTAGTAAGCGATCCTGATTTATTTAGTAGGTGTTCTAATATTGTGAAGCCTGAATTCTTCTTACAGAAATATAGACCAGCAGTAGAACTATTTCTTTCTCATAGCGAACAACATAATGCAATACCGACGCCAGAACAGATTAGTGCAGTAGCAAATGTACAATTAGAAACAATTCCTAATGTTACACCTGATCATCATGAATGGTTTTTGAAAGAGTTCGAAACATTTTGTAGACACAAGGCGCTGGAAAAGGCAATTATTGAAAGTACAGACTTACTTGAAAAACAAGACTATGGTACTGTAGAAAATAAAATTAAAGAAGCAAGTCAAGTTGGTCTTATTAAAGATTTAGGATTAGAATATTTTGAAGACCCTAAAGCAAGATTACAGTGGATTAAAGATCAGTCAGGTGCAGTAAGCACAGGATGGAAAGGAATTGATCAGAAACTGTATGGCGGACTGAACAGAGGCGAGATGACAATCTTTGCTGGTGGGTCTGGTGCAGGCAAAAGTTTATTCTTACAAAACTTTGGTGTTAACTGGGCACTTGCAGGACTTAATGTTGTATACATTAGTTTAGAGCTTAGTGAACAACTTATTAGTATGCGTCTTGACAGCATGGTTAGTGGCTTTGGTGTTAAAGAAATAATGAGAAACATGGATGACGTGGATTTAAAAGTGCGTATGAAAGGAAAAGGCGCTGGTAAGTTCCGTGTTAAACAAATGCCTAATGGTGTTAACTGTAATGATTTAAGAGTATTTTTAAGAGAATATGAAATATCAATTGGTGAAAAAGTAGATTGTTTACTTGTTGATTATTTAGATCTTATGATGCCTATTAGTAATAAAGTAAGTGGTAGTGATTTGTTTATCAAAGACAAATATGTATCAGAGGAATTGCGTAACTTAGCAATGGAAAGAGATTTACTTTTTGTAACAGCATCGCAGTTAAACAGGGGTGCAGTAGAAGAAATAGAATTTGATCATCATCATATTGCAGGTGGCATTAGTAAAATACAAACAGCAGATAATGTTGTGGGTATATTTACAAGTAATGCTATGCGAGAAAAGGGAAGATATCAGATACAGTTTATGAAAACACGTTCAAGTAGCGGCGTAGGCAGTAAAGTTGATTTAAGATTTAATCCTGACACTTTAAGAATTGAAGATTTACAAGACGGTGACGAAGACGCAATGACAATGACAACTAATTCGTTAGTAGACCAGTTAAAACGAGGCAATAGTATTAAGGCAGACGAACCAGAAGTTAAGAATACTATTGATCAAGCAATGAACATGAGGGAGTTCTTGAAAAAGAACGACATCTAAATTTAATTATATGATAAATAGTTACTATATAGTACTTGGAGAAGTAAATTGAGAAAGACAGGAAGTATTCTTGAAGAATTAAATAAAATTTCTATTGATAAGGACAGAAACCATGTGGTCGAATCACGTGCTCAACATATCATAGAAAGTGCAATTAATTTAATTGATCAGATTAATGAATATTACAGTCCCGACCAATCAAAAGATCTTACCAACAGATTACTTAATAGTATCAAAGGTAAAGACACTACAAAGTTCTCCAGGGGTATTAAAAAAATTATAAAAGAATCCCAGAGAGACGACTATGCTGATTAATGAAATTGTACAAATTAATGAATTTGGAAAAAAAGACATTACAACGCACATTGATACAGTTGGTGCAAAACCTACCAAGTACAACAATGTAACATATAACTATATTAAAGCAGTAGGCCAATGGCAAGCCAAAGGCAACAATAACTTTGTTAAACAGGGATCAACTGTTGATAAAGCCTTATTAAAATTAGCAGGTTTTGACAAGCAAGGATATCAAAAGAGCCAAAAAGGTTCAATGACAAGCAGGATAGGACATGCACTTGGGCAAGATACAACAGACGGATCAATTGGTCAACGAGCAGGTGCGGCAGTTGGTGCCACAGTAGGCGGAGTTATTGGCGGAACAGCCGGCTTAGCAGTCAACACCGTTAAAGGAGTAGGCAGAGGAATAGGCAAAGGAATTAGTACAGCATATAACAAAACCAAAGATACATTTAACAATACAACTAAAGGTAATGATACATTTCAGAGGGGACAAACTGTTCAGTTTATTGCAAAAAATAAAAAAACAATAACAGCAGTAATAGTAGGCCCAGCACAAAATGGCGACCCAGAACAAGTTAGTGTTTCACACAACAAGCAAATATATAATATTGCTAAATCACGGCTTACAGTAGTAACAGGACAGTAATATGAGATTCATTGAGATCTCTAAACCTCTTATAACCCGGCTACTTACTGAAGGAGCCTTATCTGAAGCTGAAGGTAAAAATACTCACCTCGAACATCT